CCGCATTTTTAAGGGGCAAGAATGTCATGTTGACAATTCCAAACCCAAATAAGAATGAAACGAATAAAAGGTTTATTCGTGTTCCAGCCGCTGAACAGTGGCGCCGTGGTGGCAAATCAAATAAAGGAGTATAGATTATGGAAGTAATAGCAATTATTGCCGCAATGGCAGCAGGCGCACATTATCTTAATAAAGATGATGTGTCAGATAATGTAGTTCACAGTTCGCAAACTACAGCAGAAATTTCAAGGTTTCAGACAGATATATACAACGAACTAAATCTGGCAAGCATTGATTGGAGCAAAGCAGGCAATTCTATTGTAGGCGATTCAAGTGAGAATGGCATACAGTGGGTTTTTATTACTAACTAATACAAGGACTATATTATGTTTAATCATGTACCAGTGGAGATACCAGAGGTATCTACTAAGACTATCAACAAGAAGCGTTTCTATGACACTCCTACAGGGTTCTATCCCTCTATTACAACAGTATTAGGTGTTCGTAAAGAAAAGCAAGAAGGACTGCGTTTATGGCGTGAACGTGTGGGCAACGATGTTGCGAATCACATCATGCGTACTGCGGCAGGCCGTGGAACTGCTGTTCACCATATGTGTGAGGACTTCCTTAACAATAAAGAGGTTATCCAAGAAGAACAAAAGTTCCTACCTTGGTGTTTGTTCTCACAACTAAAACCCACGTTAGAAAAAAGTATAAATAATATTTTCGCACAAGAATGTGGATTGTGGAGTGAGAAATATCGACTTGCTGGGCGAGTGGATTGTATCGCTGAATGGAATGGTGTTCCTTCTATTATTGACTTCAAGACTTCACGTTCTGAACGAAAAGATGATTACAATTTTGAATATTATATGCAGGCATCAGCCTATGCAGAAATGTTTGAAGAACGAACAGGAATTGAAATCAATCAGATTGTAATTCTTGTTGTAACAGAAGATGGACTAGTTCAAGAGTTTGTTAAAGAGAAGCACGAATATCTGCAACCTCTTATTGAAACCATTGATATGTTCACAGAACAATGGGAAAAAGAAAATGAAGAAGTTGATGAAAGTCCTGCCTTTATCGGTGCTCCTGTTTAGTAGCGCTGTTTTAGCAGAACCGAAAGATTTAGAAAAGCAAACACCACCTCAAGTATTTACCTCTGACAAACCAGTTACTTGTACTACTGATGAATATGATGTAGTCAAACAAAACTTCTTGGAATCACATGGAGAAGTTGGTTTTATGAGATATATAAGTGACAGTAAAACTGGTGTTGAAATAATTGGCAATCCTGATACTGGTACTATCAGTATCTTGGAGTTTATACCATCAAACAAGTATACTTGCTTTATTTCTGTGGGAAAAGAACTACAGGTAAACAGTAACGTATTTGAACAGGTAAAACGAGGCATAGAAACTAAACTTTCTATAGTAAAACTTCTTGACAATTGAAACCCCCTATGGTATAAATAATATACAGTTTGTTGATACAAACCGAATACTAGACAGGACGCCGGGGCAGTACCGGCCGCCTCCACCATAAGGACACTGATATGTGGATATATAAATGTGATGCTGGTACATATACCGAAGATAGTTTTACTAAACTTCTTTATGTAATATTTGCACACAGATTTAGTCACCTGTTAAAAGGTGAAGGTTTTAGAGATTAGTGTCTTTATGATGGGGGCGAAACAGGATCGACTGATAGGGATAGGTAAGAGTAGAGCTGTGGGATGGATGCCTAATAGTCCAAAAAAACTAAACGCAAACGATAACTTTGCACCTCAAGATTTTGCTCTAGCAGCATAATCGGATAGGGTTTCGGTAGGTTTCCTAGTAACAGAATAACCTACCACTTAATTATGGAGTTAGTATGTACAGAGTGACAGGATATTTTAGAGAACAAAAGGTAGTCAGATACTTCACTGATGTATATGACGCTATTGATTTCAGAGATATTGTCGATGCAAACTATCCTCTGAAAGTGACGTTTGAAAAAGGAGTATATCCAGTGAGAAGTTTTATTGTAGACAGTTGGAATGCTGTTATGAATTCGGAGTACAATCCACTTAGTGCGATTCCACACACTGGTACTAGACATATGATTATGCAAGTACTAGCGTGGATGTGGGTGATTGTATTCACAGTAGTGACAGGTACATGGGCATGGGTTGGTATTAATATCGTTGTCCATACTCTATTACTTGGTGCTATTGTGGTTACTGTTGCAACATTTGAAACCGCCAAACGTAAACCAGAATTTTTTGGTGGATTTGGTAGGGCACAAGGTGGTGAACACGAATAGGGTGATGCCTTAATACATCCACACAGACCAACGGTTAGTCTGTAAACGATGCACCCAGCATTTATACACTGGCTCTGCTTTATAAGATGGGGGGAAGAGTATTCCTTTCGCTTCCCCTCATCACTTTACAGGAGTAGATTATGAATCTAGAAGAACTAGCAGTGATGACACCAAAGAAGTTTGCAATCAAGATTGAAGAGATTGTAAAAGAAGGACTTGGACAAACTACATATATGGACGCTATCCTAGACTATTGCGAAAGAAACCAAATGGAGCCAGATACAGTTGCTCCACTTATCTCAAAACCCCTCAAGGAAAAAATAGAGGCCGATGCAAGAGAACTAAACTTTCTTCCAAGAGTTGCAACATTACCAATCTAAGGAGTTGTTATGGAAGCATGGGAAGCCTATCAGATGTATCTTGGTCTAAAATTGCATTTCACAACAGATTATGATTACACTAGGTATGGGGGTAAAACTTCAGCCACTAAGGCATCTTTCCTCAAAAGAAAGGATAGATATTTTTTCGCCAGAGTTGCAAAAAAGTATGATGATAAAACCCTAGAGTATTATGTTTCAAATTTTATTAAATCACCAAAGGGGTGGTTAGGAGATTTCAAAGAAGAAAACTATCTGGATTGGTCTAAAAACAAACAATCATTGACATATAATTTTCTTACAGATATGTCATTTTTATTTTCGATTGTAGACGATTTTAATTCAATTTTCTCTTGCCAAAACGGCCAACATCCAGTATTATTAAAGAACTTCCTCGCCAAGAGGATATCAGTTGAAACGATGGTAATCCTACAGGGGTTACTGAACTATGTCAGAAAATGGGATAAGGAATTAGAAGATGATTTAGTATGGCCTGATAGTAGACGTTTAATCGTCAAGTATGGTGCATTTCTTGATTATGATAAAGAGAAATGTAAAACGAAACTTCTTAAACTGACTAAGGAGACTTTCTGATGAAACAGGAAGAACTAGTAAGGGAAAGAGATTTTTACAGAGCAAAACTCAAAGAAGAGAAGTCTCTGGTAAAAACACTAAGGTTTGAGTGTGCAGAACTGCAAAAGCGTGATGCCGAAGTAACCAAAAGATTGTCAGAAATGGCAAATCGCCCAGTGATGCGGCCCCGTAACAAGCGTCCTCACTAAATAACATTTCCTGAGTATGAATCAAAACTGCTCATTGACATTTAATAGGAAGGTGAAGATTGGTATGAAGAATAAGGAAAACTATATGCTTACAACTGCTAAACTGGTATCGTATTCGATGCCAACTGAAGCCTTTGAACAGGAAGGGTTAAAGAACGTACAGGACTTAATCTCTTACTGTGCTCGTGTATCAAATCCGGCAAACCAATTTAATAATAAAACCTCGACAAAACTTATACAATACTTGATTAAACATAAACATTGGTCGCCGCTTGAGATGGCGAGTGCTTGTTTGGAGATTGAAACAACTCGTGATATTGCACACCAACTAGTGCGTCACAGAAGTTTCAGTTTTCAAGAATTTAGTCAGCGATATGCTGACCCACAATCAATGGGTGATGCGTTTACTTTGCGTGAATGCAGACTCCAAGACCCTGAGAACAGGCAGAACTCTATTGAAATAGAAAGTGACCCATCTTTACAATTAGACTTGCATAGACAAGAATTGATTACAGAATGGCAACGTAGACAACATGGTATTATTAATCAATCTAAAGAATTGTATAACTGGGCAATACAAAACGGTATTGCAAAAGAACAGGCTCGTGCAGTCCTACCAGAAGGGTTAACTAAAACTCGTGTGATGATGAATGGTACGTTGCGTTCTTGGGTTCACTATATAGAACTAAGGGGTGCGAATGGAACTCAAAAAGAACACATGGAAATCGCACAGGCAGCCGCAAAGGAAATTGCCAAAATCTTCCCACTCATGGAGAAACTATAATGGAAAAATACATTAGAACCAGAATAGAGCAACTCAGTGACGATAGAGATAAAGCACACGATGAACACGACAAACAATGGTACACTCGTTGTATCCAAGAATTAGATTGGGTACTGATGATGGGTGAAAAGAAACCAAAACGAAATTGCAGTCAGGAATATTTGAAAGAGAAACAAGCAAATATTCAATCTGATGCAACAACCTGGCCATTCAATATGAATGCAAAATGGACTCAAGATATGACTGGCACAGGAAGTTATCTTACACTAGGTGATTATAAGGTAACTTACAAATAATTTATTTACCCTAATATCCAAAAACATATTGACAAACGTGAGATATTAGGGTATTATAAATACTAATATATAATGAATAATGTGAAATACTTAAACATACGCTAACATACATTAACATAAGGAGAAAATATATGTCTATTTCAGCGCTAAGAAACCAGAACTCTCTGGACAAACTTCTACAACAAGTCCAAAAGGACGAATCACCATCAACTGAGAAAAAGTCATACGTTGACGAAAGACTTTGGAAGCCTCAGGTTGACAAGGCAGGTAATGGGTACGCAGTACTACGATTTCTGCCAGCACCAAAAGGCGAAGAGTTGCCGTGGGTTCGTGTTTGGAATCATGCATTCCAAGGCCCAACTGGACAGTGGTTCATTGAGAACTCACTAACTACGTTGAACCAGAAAGATCCAGTAAGTGAGTACAACTCACAACTGTGGAATTCTGGTGTTGAGAGTGATAAAGAAATCGCTCGTAAACAGAAGAGAAAGTTGCAGTATTACTCTAACGTCTATATTGTACAAGATTCTGCGAACCCAGAAAACGAAGGCAAAGTAATGCTTTATCGTTATGGTAAGAAGATTTTTGACAAGTTGATGGAGACTATGCAGCCTGCGTTTGAGGATGAGAAGGCAATCAACCCATTTGATTTGTGGGAAGGTGCAAACTTCAAACTCAAGATTCGTAAGGTTGATGGTTACTGGAACTATGATAAGTCTGAGTTCGACTCTGTGACGCCTTTGAAGTCAACTGATGAGGAACTAGAATCAATCTGGAATGCAGAACATTCCCTTGCAGATTTTGTTGCTCCATCTAACTTCAAATCATATGATGAGCTGAAAACTCGTTTGGATGCTGTTCTATCTGGTACGGTTGTTGCAGCTAAAACTGCAGCGGCAATGATTGAAGAGGATGAAACGCCCTTCACTCCTACGTTCAAATCAGAACCAGCTCCAACACCAACTTCAGTTGATAATGAAGATGATGACGCAATGTCATATTTTGAAAAGTTGGCAAACGAATAGGTATAGTAGTAAGTCCTTTGTGCAGTAAGTCTCTCTGAGTCGTAACACCACATAAAAAGACTACTAAATAGTAAAACGAGATGGAGGGCAGAGTGTCAAAACTCTGTCCTCTTTTCGTGTCATATTATGTTGCCGTTCAAATTATTGACATAGACTAAATGTCTTATAAATATTGTCGTAAGTATATGAGGGAGTAATTTACACATGAAGTATTTGAGCATTGCATTGGCCGTACTGATGTTTTCATTTGCCGCTAATGCACAGACTGTAGTTGAGACTACCACTAAGAGTGATTCAGAAGTCACTACTGAAGGAAGAACTATAGTCATATCACCACCACCTTCTGCAATCTCGCCAAGTGTAGGTTCATCGACTTCTGACCTCTGTATGTCAGGAGTATCAGGTGCAGTCCAAACACAAATTTTAGGTATTTCAAGTGGTGAAATGGTAAGAGATGAAAACTGTGAACGTCTAAAAATTTCAAAGACGCTATATGATATGGGTATGAAAGTAGCAGCTGTATCAGTGCTTTGTCAGGATAGAAGAGTATATGATGCCATGGAGATGGCAGGAACACCTTGTCCATTCCTTGGTAAAATCGGGGAACAAGCAACAGATGAGTGGAAGGCCAACCCTGGCCGTATTCCACCATCAGAAGTAGTGAGGACACAAGAAGATGTTCAAGACCGTAATGCAAAGATTGGCGCTGGTATTGGCGGCCTTGCTTTGCTTTTCCTCTTACTCTAACGCACAGGTAAATTGTTCAACGGACGGTACTACTAATCCAATAGTAGGCAATGGCACCTGTTTAGACCCCAACAATAATACTTCCCAAGAAATTATAAACCAAGGTGATTTTGGCACAGGTAGTCATAACACTGGAAGTTCTCATAATCAGATGTATCAGATGACAGATAGCACAACTGGTGCTGTTTTGTCAACAGATTATATTCTACACTTTTCATATACTGACGATACATGGATAACTAATATGGCTATCAATCAAGCGTTAGTTGGTGCTGGGTTTGATATTGCTGGTTACACAGCAGAATGGCAATGGAAAAATGAAACCACCAATACAATAAATGGTGCTTGTACAGCAACAAAAGTAAACGGTGATTGTTTAGATGATTTAGTAATCACTATTGATGCATTTGCTTCTGGTGTTAACATTTATTCAGAAGAGTGGGATTATAGTCAAACAAAATCAAATGGATATACGGTTGAAGAAATATTAAGTTTTTCTCCATTAGCATTAGTGCCAGGACTAACTATTGATGAAATTGAAGTAACTATTAGAGGCAAAGACAATGGTTATTGGCAGGGTATGCACGGCCCAAAGGTGAAGAACTTTACTGGTAGTGTAGTTCTTATGCCAGACACCTGTACACTCAACGGAGCATTATCTGACCCAACCTGTCCAGGCTATGCCGCTGCTTTGTTTCAACAACAATGTACTGCAAATCCATTATTTGATGCCTCATGTCCAGGCTATGCCGCTGCATATCTTATACAACAATGTACTGCAAACCCCTTACATGACCCAAGTTGTACAGGGTATCAACAGGCATATCTGAACCAACAGTGTAAACTTGACCCTCTTTATGATTCATCATGTACAGGTTATGCTGCAGCATATCTTGCAGATAGGTGTTACTATGACCCTCTATACGATGTACAGTGTACAGGGTATCAACAGGCATACTTTGACCAACAGTGTGAGTTGGATAGTCAATACGACCAACTCTGCCCTGCATACCTCGACCCTGACCTTGTAGATTTGGGTGATGTTGATCCAGTTGGAGAAGTTCTATCTGAACCAGATATTCCAGTAGTTGCAGAACTAGACTTTACAAGTACAGTTAATGATTTTGATGGTGAGGTAGTTGTAGAAGATCAACAGATAGTAGAAACTGTAGAGGTTGAAGATGGAGATGGGTTTCAGCAAGTGGATGACAGTATCGAAGGCGAACAATTGCAGATGGAAGATGATATCGAAAAGGAGATTGCCGCACTAGAGAATGAAGCGGCTGAAGATGATACCGCCCCAGATTTTGTAAAGGGTAATTCTAATCAAGAGGATGATATTGAGAAGGAACTTGCAGAGTTAAAGAACAGTGAAAATTCTGATAACAAGAAAGATGCACCAAAACCAAAGACAAAGAACGAAAAGATAAAACTACTACTTGCTATGAAAGCAATAGAACTAACAAAAAAACTTGAGAAAGAGGTAAATCTGGAACAGAATATGATAATGCAAAGACAACTACTTGCGTTGATTTCATATGTGCCAGGCTTTGATTATAATGAGAAGAAATTACCACAGACTAATTTCTATCCACCAAAACCAACAGTTGACCATGCTTATGCAAGGTGGTTCTTAAATGACCCTAATTTTGGTTTGATGGAAGATTCACAATATAATTTCAAATAGGAGAGAGAAATGGCAGAAATAGAATATGGTGGAATTAAAGTGGGGGGTTCTAAACTTCTACTTATTTTACCGCTAGTAGGAACACTTGGTGGTGGACTATGGGCAGGCTTTGAGTTTTACAAAGACTACATGGATATGAAAGAACAAATCCAAAACTATGTTGCACCAGATTTGTCAGAGTTTGACAAACAACTTGCAGTTATCACAGAAGAGATGACACTTACCAGAGAAGAGGTAAAAATCATCAGAGATTCTATCGGTGAACAGGTAGACTTTATGCGTGATACCAAACACGACTTGCGTGGTGACTTGGTTCGTATGGAAAAGATACTGGACAAGGTAGAAAACGATATTGATGCAGTGGAAGATGAAGCACAGGCACTTATGGACAGAACCAAATCAGATGCAAGACAGATGATTGAGGATGCAAGTAATCGTTTCAACGATAAGGTATCTGGTATGGAAGGTTACGTCAAAAGAGAACTGACTTCACTTGAAGATGACCTTGATAGAAAGTTACAAAAGAGTCTAGACAACCCACTGGCAAATAGATAAATACTAGTGTGAGTTGAGAAGTCAAAAATATTATTCTTTATCATTTGTAACTAACTAAGGATATACAAATGATAGACCCAATTACCGCTCTTGCTACGGCTTCGAGTGCATTTTCAATGATTAAAAAGGGCTTCGCAGTCGGTAGAGATGTCGAATCTATGGGCAAAGACCTTGGACGTTGGATGGGAGCAATGTCTGACCTGAAGAAGGCAGATGAGTATGCTAAAAAACCACCCTTGTTTAAAAAGATATTTGCGGCTGGTTCAGTAGAGGAAGAAGCCATGGCGGCCTTCATGGCGAAGAAGAAGGCTGAAGATATGCGTGATGAGTTGCGGCAAATGATTTCTATGACTAGAGGGCCTTCTGCATGGCAGGAGCTCGTGAATATGGAAGCAAAGATTCGCAAACAAAGACAACAGGCAATTTACGATCAAAAAGAAAGACAGAGAAAGTTTTTTGAATACACCATAGCAGGGATATTAATAATTTTAACTGCATCTCTTATTATATGGTTTATGTGGTTTATTATGAAAGCAAAAGGAATGATTTGATGTTGTTGGTGTTTGTTTCTATATTTGTAATGATACTGATAGGCTTATTGGGGTATCTGGTGTGGATGGATGACCAGATATACAATCCAAAATATATACCTGAGACAGAACAAGAAAAACAGGTTAGAGAAATGAAACTAAGAATTCAAGATGCAGAGTGGAAGTTTAAGAGAGAAATCGGTGAAATATGATTCACGCTTTCATGTTAATAGTTGTTATGGGAACAAATGAATTTAGAAAAGTAGAACCAAACTCTATGTATTTTAGAAGTATAACAACTTGCCTATGGTATGCAGAAAAAATTCCTAAGAGATATGGAAACTATGCTTGGGATTCATATGTTGACCCTAGAGATAGGGTTACTGCATATTGTAAACCTGTCAAGATAAAAGATGGTGAACACATCTACGATCACTAACCAGCAACAGCTGCTAATTGTGATGCAGAACTGTTATCTCTTGTCGAAACAGGTATAGGTGCAGATGCGCCTCCACCACTTCCACCACCAACATTATTCTGATTAACAACAACTGTTGTATTGGCATCGGCTGCGGCGTCTTGCGCTCCAGCAGTTCCTTGTGCAACTGCCCTTCCACTATCGCTACCAACTGGTGCAAGATTAGGATTTCCATATTGTTCTCTATATTGAAAATCTGCCAGTTTTACTTTTTTCTGAAATTTTAATGCTGGATTGACACCAGAAATTATGTCCTCATACTCTTCTGACCCACGGAAAGCATATTGTCCA